TCCATGAGGTCGTTATCAAACGGCAATTCTGTAAACCAAGCAGGCAAACGTTGTTCATCTGTGGGATAACCAATTGACGTCCAGCCCAGTGCATTGCTCTTGAGCTTGCACACAATGGTTTTCATACCATCCACAATCTGCATACTGTAGTTGTCCGAGTTCATTCTACGCAGGTTGTTCCAGTTCAGTGCTGCTCGCACATGACCAGGCATGTTTGCTTTGCCTTCACGTGCTTCGTCAGCAGCGTACTTGGTCAAGTTGTTCACACGCTTGGGTGAGCCTTTTTCCCAACCCGGGCGTTCCATAAACTTGTATTTGAACTCACGAATTTTTTCTACAATAGTATCTTTGTCAGCGCCTGCCAACAGACTATTTAGAATTTCCAACAAGAAGTCTTGAATAACTTTGGGTGTATCACTACGTTTCAAGTCCAAGCCAGTGGCCTTGGTCTTGCCAATCTTGCCATTGACATCTAGTCGTTTGCCTTCTAGATCAATGATGTTTACGGCATAGCGTTTCTTTGTGATAAACAAACTGCGATCTGCAACCATTTCTCGACCACACTTGATCAATGAGCCCATGTCTCTGGGACAATGAAATGCCTGTTCCATGAATGTAGGAAAGCTTTCGTTGACTTGGTCTGCAATTGAATCATACAGTGCAATACAAGTTTCCTTGCTCCACTCCATACGTCCTTGTTCAACTTCCTTCTGTAGCACCGGCCAGGCTGAGAAATAGCATGAGTCTGTGTCACCATAAATCACTGCTTCGCCCAGGTGGTCGTACTTGCCAGTTACACATTCATTGATGTAAGCATCCATGTGTCTAGCAATTGCTCGACCAGTGAGTGTGGTTGACTGTCCAATGCGTTTGTCAAAGAATCTGCAACCTGGATTCAAAATAGCACCATACAAGCTGTTCAAGTTAATCTTTTTGACCAGTTGTCGCTTGTCCCAGAACGCAATCTCTTTGGGATCAGTGGCATCTTTTTTCTTGGCCTGCATTTCTTTACGTTCACTATACCAACGCTCCAGCAAACCAGGAATGATACCTCGTTTCTCAAAACTTAGAATAGTACCGTTTGCAGTCAAAATCCAAGGCTGGTTACTGTCAAACATCAAGTTCCAAACTTCAGCGGCACTGTGCTTGGTTTCTTGGCCTGACTCCCAGTCGATGATGATTTCAGTGCCACGATTCTGTTCCATCACAGCAGTGTATTCAAGCGATCCAAACAAGCCTTCCCAGGCGTCAGCAAAGTTGCCACGGTTCTTGGCCATTTTGTCTGCAATATACCTGTCAGTCATGATGGGTCGCAACTGTCCAATCACAGTCTCGGGGCCCATGTTCATGGCTCGAATGGCCGACGGATACAGTGAGTTAATGTCTACTGATCCCACCCACTCGTGCATGCCTTTTTTGGGATATGCAACATATGCTCCAGCTGCTTGTGTGTCTTCACTGTCCAGTCGCTGTTTGCGATTGGGCACAACCATGCCACGTTCGTGTGCTTCGTTGATAATGGCCTGTTCGGTAACTGCCACAGCGCCCATGGTGGTCTGTAGTAGCACAGTGTTGGCATGTGCCAGTTCGCTGGCCAGTTCCAGGAATCGCAATTTCTTGTCCAGCTTGTTTAACAACAAGGTATCTTGACGGTTGTATTCAATAAATGTCTTGAAGTGTTGATTATACAAGGAATCCAGTGTACCTTCAAACTGTGTTTTGCGTTCACCTAGCTCGTATTCAGCAATGGCGTCCAAGCTGTAGCTGTGCCGCTCTTCATAAGTGTACTTGCGGTACAACTGCATATAGTCCATGTGAACACGGCCCACCAAGTCATAAGTTTCTTGTTCAGCACCAAAGCGTTCGAACATGCGCTTCTTGGGCAACTGCCCCCATAAACAAAACTTACGAGTATCGTCTTTGCTGAGAATACGTATGGTTCTGTTTACAGTGTACGGAATGTCATAACCTTCCGAGTTCCAACCTGACAGTACGTCTGCATCGTCAATGAGATCAAGAAAAGTTTTGATCATGTCTGCTTCGTTATCAAACAGAATAGTATTATCAAATTCTTTGACCAAATCTTGCGCAGTTTCCCAACTCAGGCCCTTGGGCGGCACCGCCAAGGTTATTAACTGATCCAACCAATCTAGATAAACAGAAATTGCAGTGATAGGATTGAATGGATCTTCAACAGGACTAAAACCCCGAACTTTATCAAAATCTACTTCAATGTCGAAAAATGCTGTGTGCAGTTCTGGAGCATCGACATCTTTGTAGTTTTCTTCCAAGCACCTAAAGATAGGGTTGATGTCGCTTTCGTAAAGTTGCTTGCCGGAATGCATGCGAACTTCTTTGCGAAACTCTTTGTTGTTGCGTGTGCTGAATCTTGATACTGGCGTACTATAAATGCTTTTGAACTTGCCACGTGGGTCGTCGTAATAAAAAACATAATTGGCCGGGTATTCTTGATATTTGCGAACACCATCACGGCGCTCAACAACATGAATGCGATCGTGCTCACGATCAAAAAGTGCGTCAATATAACTCATTGGTCTCCGTTTGTGGCCGGGTGGGCCTTGCTACATGCTCGTGATGTGAGCGACTCATAGGTATTTATAGAGTTTTACCAACAGTTTCTAAAATAGTTTCCAGGGTTTCGTGATCTTGTTTTTCTTTGCCAAACTCGGCCTTGTGTGCCAGCTTGATGGCCTTCTTGAGAATGGCAGGTTTGATTTCTAACTCTTCGGCCACAGCCTTCACAGTGTCAGTGAGTCCACCGTTGAGTGTTTCAATCTCGTGGAGGACGCTCATTCCCTCATTGATCATTGTAGTCAACTTTATTTTTTGTTCGCCATTAAACGTCTTGCTCATAATTTGTTCCTTTGGTAAGTTTTTTAAGTGCTGCTCTTGCTTTTGCCGCATCGGACATTTTTTTCCGAGTTTCTTCGGATCTCTTGATTCCAGTTAGTTTAGCAGAAATTTTTTCGTAAATATCTGTTCTGGTAGCACGTAGTATAGCAGCCTTCTTATAGTTTTGTCTAGTCTCTTCGGAATATTTTTTTCCTTTGGAATTTGATGGCTTTCCAATTTTTGCAGCCGATAATTTTGCACTGTGTTCTGCACTCGGCGATTTGCCATACATAGGATTTTTTTCACCTTGTTTGGATTCAGAAATTTTACGTTTAGTCTCTTGAGATTGAATTCGGTTTTTTAATTTCCTTTTAGCACGTATTTCCGCGGCTTTCTCTACTCCATAAATTTCTTCCCATGTTTTGCCTTTTTTAGCACGTGACCATTTTTCTTTTGTTGTATCAGTATGTGTGACACCACTTGCACCTTCACCGCCATTGGCTAAGTTGCACAAACAACCATTGCCCTCAGTTAATTTTCCGTATTGATTGATCAACTTTATTTCAATGTCCCATGCTTCATGTTCTGATAAATTTTCGTAAAGTCGTTTTGATACAAATCCATGTTTTTTAACAATATTCTGCCAAAATAGATTGCGATTGTGTGATAATTCGCGAGAACCCTTGCCCTTACCTATGTAGAAAGGATTTCCATTGGGGTCATCTGCTTTGTAATGAGCATAGACATAAAACATAAACACTCCTTGATATGTGTTTATTTAGTCTATTGCGTAAAATCCGTTGATTTGTAATTTACAGTAGCGAATTGTGCATTACAGGCTCAACGGTAAGCCTCACACTTACGGTAACAAGTACCGGTCCTAAGGTGTGTTCAGCTGTTCTTGCGGGCAAACTCTCTACGGCGTTGTGCGCCAACATGTGTCACGTGCTCAATCAATTTGTTACGAACAACAAATGCACTTTCGCCTATCATACCATATTTTACAAAGGTCTGATCAATGAAATTTTTAATCTGGCGCACATCTTCTTTTGTCTCAACTAGGTCTAGCATTTTGGACACAGGTATTTCAAGAGCTTCTGCTACTTTTTCAGCCTGTGCTTGTACTTTGTCAATGATCTTTTTATCGGCGGGATTCTTTGGATTCAAGGCCTGGCCACCAATTTTCATTGTAGGTGCTGCTGGTACGCCAGGCGCTGCAGGTGC